TGGATGTTGTTGCGGTGGCTCTCCTTGTGCCGGTCNCGGTTGACGATATCGCGACCGCTGTGGACGCCGTTCTGGTGTCGATGGTTCTGCAGCTCAGCGTTAGTGATGACGATGTTGTCACCGAGTCGGTTGCGCTTGACCTGAATCCGATCCTCATTGACGTGGCGGATGATGATACGGCGACAGATATTGTTGCTGTCAGTGCGAATCCGATCGTTATTGTCTCGGATGACGATGTAGTTCAGGAAGCGGTGTCTTTAGTCCTGAATCCGCTACTGGTCGTGACGGATGATACGGGTACTGGGACAGAGTCAGCCACTGTTAGCCTGCCGATGCAAGTGGTGGTGGCCGAGGTCGATGGTGCGGTGGAAGACGTGACGCTGTCGGTGTCGGCTGTTGCTGGTGTGCCGGTATCAGTGTTTGACGATGAGAGTGCCATTGACGTCGTAACGGTGGCGCTCCCACTCTTGCTGTCGGTGTCCGATGATGACACGGCTGCGGACGTGGTTCAGGTGACGGTGTCGATTGATGTTCAAGCGAGTGACGATCTTACGCCCAGTGAGGTTGTCGAAGTTGTGTTCGGGGCAGTGTCCGGTGTCGCGGTGCTGGTTGCGGATCCTGTCACGTCGAGTGACGTGGGTACCGTGGCACTGCCGCTCGTTCTCACGGTTGAGGATATGGTTCTGACTGCGGATGCCGTCAGTGTGGCTGTGCCCCTTGGGGTACATGCTGACGATGATCTTGTTCCGATAGACTTCACCAGTTCGTCGATTCCCATCGGCGTGACGGCGTCGGATCTGCAGCCGGTGATTGACGGTGTTAGCTTGCTGTTGAATCCATACCTTGTGTTCGTAGCGGATGCGTCGCTAGTATCGGAACACATTACACTCGGTCTTTCTCAGGTCGGAGTCTCGGCTGATGTGTTCGATACGAGGAGCGTGGGAGAGCGGGCGCGGGCACAGAGCCGAAAGTTCCATTCTCTTCGGTTCATTCATGTCGGTACACATCCGGTGACGGGCATCAGTACAAGTGTTCGTGTAGCGTCTGGTGTGACTGTAGCCGTGAGATCACCTGGATCTCGTGATGAGGAGACGATCCTATGAGGCATGGCATTGACGTTACGGTCACGACGCTGGACGAGGGAACGACACCGGAACTGACTGCGACGCTGGTGGACTTGGCGCAGGTGCCAGTGCCTGGATCAGCGCTGGATACGCTTGCTCTCACGTATTACCAAGAATACACGTTGGCGATCATCAATAGTCGAGACATGCAGGACGTGCTGCAGACGAACGGGGTGACGGTGGATGAAGATGGTGTACTGCTATGGAAGATGACGGTCCTCGATACCGTGATTCTCAATGATGCGCTCGAGACGGAGCCGCATATCGCGCATTTCGCGTTTTCCTATACCGATGCTGGGGATACGAAGGTCGGGAGTATGACCATTCGGATTCCTATTGCGAATATTTTGCGAGATTAGTTCGTGCCGATGGATACGCTTCTAAAGGGAACACGAGCATCGCAACAAGTATGCTTGCGATTTGTTATCCGTGATCCGCTCGCGTTTCGCGAGTACTGGGTGCCCCAGGTCTCGAAGCTCCGGTACTGGGGACGGTATACCTTTGCGGTGCCGATCGCGGCATTGGATGATGGTGATACGCTTGTGCGGGCCGGGAGGGCAGGCGGGAAGTCGTACGCAATAATCCAGCCAGAACTTGTCCGCCATGCAATGAATCATCCTGGAGAGGAAACACTCCTGACGTCCCTGCGTTTTCTGCATATTATGGATCGCATGGAGCGCGTGATTGACTATTTCAACTTGCCGTTTTTTAAGTTGTTCGTGAAGCGTATTATCCGGTCTCCGTATTCCATAGAACTCCGGACGGGGCATATCATTTACGGCCAAAGCGTTGGAGAAGATTACGATGCGCGCATGATTCAAGGCAAGCATGCATCGCTGCTCATCGTCGAAGAAGCGCAACAGTATCCCGAACGTGCCTGGATTAAGATACAGGGCGCGAAGGATCCTCGAGGATCGAGGACGCTCATGGTTGGTGTGCCTGATGGGCGACTGGATACGCCATTCCGAAAGGCAGATTCGATCATTCAAAGTTTTGCTGATCGACGTTTCGAGATTTCGAGACGTCACGATCCGTTCTTTGATCAACGAACGAAGCGCGATCTTGCGGACAATCTTGACGGGGAAGATTCCGACATGTTCATTCAGGAGATCGACGCGAAGTGGGGGCATCCCGTGTGGTCCGCGTGGGATCTGGATGCGATCTACAAGTGCCGGGAATCGGCGTTGAGTCCAGAGTTCTTCGTCATATCCGGTAAGTTATATAAGCAAGCCGGGTTGACGCCATCAGGTGCATGTGGAGATCTTCCGCCGTGTCCGTATGACGGGAGAGTTCGGCTGGCTATGGACGTCGGGTACTCGCAGCCATCAGAGATACTCGCGTTTGTGTTCTGGGCCAGCCGGTGGCAGTTATTCACACGCGTGCGGCTTATCAATCGTATGGAGCACACAGATCAGGCGGATATCCTGCATGAGATCGGGAGAAAGTATGGAGCGGATTACATTGGGATTGACACGACAGAGGGTGAAGGTCGTGCAATTGCGCAAGACATGGAAAGCAAATACGGGTGGGGTGAACGTATTATTCGTGTCGCATTCACGGAAACTCTGCTTTCTGGATGGACGGCTGGGTCGGTGGACGCTGAGCCAGAAGAAGTCTGGGAACATGCGAAGTCCATCGGGACACGGACCTTGCGTACGATGTTTTCGAAGAGGAACATCGCGATCTCGCATGATGAAAGCATTCCGACGGAATTCAATCGGGAGCGCGAGGTAAGGAACCAAGACGGGACAACACGTGTGATTACCCCCTTTGACGTGCATTGTGTTCGTCCAGATCAATGTGTAACGACTCGGCGAGGTCATATTCCTATCGCCAATATTGTAGTTGGTGATGAGGTCCTGACGCATCGGGGGCGGTGGTGTCGAGTACGTACTGTCTTATCAAGGCCATATGAAGGCGAAATGATTGGATTGAGGGCTGGATGTAATAATCATGCGTGGGTAACGCCAGAACATCCAGTTCTTGTGCTGAGAAGAAAGAAAGACTGGTGGACATCTACGAAAACATGTCAGCGCCATTACAAGATTAATCGTAAGGCTAAGCTGGGTCAGCCTGAATGGATTGTAGCCGGTAATGTAGAAGCTGGTGATTTGATACAAATGGTAGCGGACCATACGAATTACGAGGATCGTGTACCTATACTGCAGATCCTTGATGAATTAGGTAAGCCTTATGGGCGTCAGTGTGTGTCGAGGCGCGAATATAGGACGAATGTTACACATGTAGTTCCTGCCAAGGTTGAAGTAGATGAGGACCTCGCATACGTTATGGGCTTGTATCTAGCAGAAGGTTCGGTAGAGCGACAACCGAATGGAAATATTCGTACCTTTTCTTTTGGTTTTCATCAAAAAGAAATTGCATATATTGAGTGTGTACAGCGTGTGATGCGAGAGAAGTTTGGTCTTCCGTCATCAACTCGGAATGCACCAGGACTCGGTATGCAAGTTGACGTACATTCAGCTGCGGTAGGAGAAGCATTTGCGAGGGCCTTTGGTGTGCTGTCCGCCAATATAGGTCCACCTCGTTGGCTCCTTGAGGCTCCACGCCAAATAGTTGCGGCGTGGATTCGTGGATTATTCCAGGGTGATGGATCTAGGTGCACTAGAAATAAAACACCATACTGGAGACTACATACGATCTCGCACAATATGGCTTTGTTAACTGTAGACGCACTGCGTAGTCTGGGATTTCGGGCCATGGCTGGACTCTACGATAATAGTGTGCGTGGAAAATTCAATAGACAAGACGCGTGGACTCTCAATGTGTCAACTGATGTAGCGCCGTTCGATGATTTCATGCGCACTGGTGTTCTGCCACTTCCATGGACATGGAATGAGTGGACGGTTGTACGGCAACCTATTGCGAGACAGCGGTATTCAGGACTCGTGTATAACCTCGAAGTTGAACACGATGAAACATTCACGGTGAGTGGAATAACTGTTCATAATTGCACTGATGCCTTCCGTGTCTTTGCTGTCATGGAATTCCTGGAGACGCCCCTGATACCGCCCGATGCAACGGAAGGCGGTGTGTTTGTGGAGTTGGAACATGGGGATCGTCCAAGCCCATGGGCGCCGGTGACGGCGTATCCATTTTAGCAGTCAGGAGCGAGGACGATCATGGCCAGAGCCCCGGCGAATGAATTGGCAACGTTGTACGCGGATATCGCGCCGCAGCGACAGGCGGATCTACTGGCGCAGCGGGATGATACCCTAATGCGGTTGCAGGCCTCAAGCCGACCTGACATGGCCGGCAACCCGATGAATCTGACGTTCGTGCCGCAGACCTACCAACAGCGTGTCCTGCGTATGTGGGACGCCTATGGGTCGGACCCACTCTTCAAACGTTTGATCGACCGCACGGTTGAGTTTTGCGCCAATGGGTCACAGTGGGAACTGCCGGCGGATTCCAAAGGCGTATCGTGGCTGGAACAGTTGAAGAAAAAGGATTCCCCGCGAAATGATCGCCTGGAGCGCGAGGAAGATTTCTGGAACGAGTGGGCGGCGCAGATTAATACTGGCGTGCCGAACGTGCTTCCCGGTCTGGATCAGATTGTTGCGTGGGCGACCCGGCACATGCTGCTCTCTGGCATGTTCGTGCCGCACTGGCAACTCGGGATGATGGCCTTCGGCAAGCAGACGTATCTTGTGCCGAAGGCGATCACGTGTTATCCGGCATCGTCCATTACGCTCCGGCGAGAGAACTCGCTCTTCATGAACGAAAACATTCTCTACTTTAAGCCGGTCAACTATGCGACGACGATGCAGGAAGGGCAATTTATTGAAGCACCGACGTACATGCCACATGTCGGAGTGCCGGCGAATATGGTGACGATTCCGCCGATGAGTGCGAAGGCGAGAGACGGAGATACCGAAGGATATTGCGTGAAATTTGCCTGGAGCCCTGGCGACATTGTGAGTATTCGGCGTGGCATGGTGACGACGATGGGGCATGGCGTGTATCCGTTGCCGCCGTTTATTACGCTCNTGCCGCANTTCATTATNCGCCAAAAGATGTTCCACGCTGATATTTCGCTGCTCGATGGCATCATAAACTACGTAATGGTGTTTAAAGTAGGCGACAAGGATCATCCTCCGAGGTCTCCGTCGAAAGATGCGAAGGGTAATGAAATTCCCGGTACGATTGCGACGGTACGCAAGTTGATCCAGGATGGGCGTGTGGGTCCGGCCATGGAACTCTTTTTACCATATTACGTAGATCTCATCATCAAGCAGCCGGATCCGCAAACATTGCTCTCGGATCAGAAATACGGTTCGAGTGCGAGTGAAATCATGGGGGCCTTTGGCATTTTTTGGCCCCGGACAACATCGGGCTCACGCGAGCGCTTTGACAAGTTCAACGTGAGCGGATTCGAAGAATTCCTGAACGGTATTCGGCAACAGGTGAAATCATTCCTGCACATGCTGGCGCAGCACATCATGGATATCAATCACGGCAAACTCAGCGTGCGTCCGCAATGGTCGCCCAACCCTCTGAATACGAAGTCCGAGGCGTTCATGCAGGAGCTCCTCAAATTGAAGCAGATGGGCAGTATTTCACTCCGCACGTTGCTGCGCCATCACACCTTGGATGACGACGTGGAACTCCGGCGCATCGCGCAGGAGATTAGCCTTGACGTAGACGACCTGACAAACGAGAATGTACCGCTGACATTCGTACAACAGACTGTCGACCCTGGGGCTGGAGAGGAGTTGGGTGTACCGGACGCAAGGCAGCCGAAAGGCGGTACCTATATGCCGAAGGCTCCCGGGAAGCCGAAGCCGGCGTCAGGTCCTAGCCGACAGCAGAACGCGCTACCTCCGACGAAGCAACCCGGTCGACCGCCTGGGGTCACCGGGAAGCCGCGGAGCGATAAGGGGACGGGGTATCAACCCGATGGCGGCGAGCGGACGCCGGAGAGGACATGAAGGAGACACCCCGGATGGTGGAGATTGCTGCGCGGGTTGTCCGTGCCCTTGACGCGGTGCGGGATAAGTTACCAGATCGCGATGATATTGTGAAAGAATTCCACCGTCGTTCTATGGAGGACATTGTGTACTTGCTCGGTAAGCTCGGTGTTGTCGTGCGACCTAAGACATGAAGGAGACCATTTCGGTTGTGATTCCGTGTCGGACGACGGACGTTCCGAGAGAGACGATAGAATCCCTGTTTGCGCAGACCTATAAGCACCTCGAGTTTATTATCGTGGTGGACGCTGAGCAGCGTGGGCAAAGCTGGGCGCGAAATCAGGGGATTCAACGGTCGTCTTATTCCCTTGATGAGATCGAAGCCAGCCGACTGATACTCTTTAGTGACTATGATTGTCGCTGGGAACCTGACGCCGTAGAGTGCCTCTACGATACGCTGTGCACCGCACAGACAAAGCCACGTGATACCGATGATTGGGTAATAGGATATTCGTTCCCTAGCTACGTACAGTTATTGGACGGTGTGCCTGTGAAAACCTTTGGCCTCGAGCCGTGGAGTTGGCCACGCCTGACCTTTGGGAATTACATCACCATGATGAGTCTAGTGGATATTGATGTTTTGAAAGGTATCTTACATTTCGACGAGCGCCTTCGGCGATTGGAAGACTGGGATTTGTGGCTTCGGTGTGGACAGCACGGCATTGCTGGAGTGGGCACGGGCAGGATTCTATTTACCACGGACGTCAAGCCTGGGGTGAGTTACGGTGATCTGTCTCATGCGGAAGCGGAGATACAGGTGAGGAAACTGAGGGGGCTATGAAGAATCTCGGCCCAGGTGATGTCGTACTTGTGACTGGTGGTAGCGGGTCACTTGCCAGGGCTCTGATTCCACAGATTCTTACTGCTGGTGTAGATGAATTACGTATCTTGTCTCGCGATGAAGTCAAGCAGGGGGAAATCCACACGCTGTATCCAAATGTCAGGTGTATCTTGGGAGATGTCCGCGATCTCCGGGCGTGTAAAGAAGCCGTGCGCGGGGCCACGATTGTCTTGCATGCGGCCAGTCTCAAATTTATTGACGTCTCGGAACTCCAGCCGACAGAGTATGTCCTCACGAATGTCCTCGGCACGATTAATATGATCCAAGCAGTCACGCAAGAGGGCGGCGTGGATAGAATGATCGGAATCAGTACTGATAAAGTGGCCAATGCTATTAATACATACGGATTGACTAAGGCGCTCCTTGAGAAGCTCTTCATGGAATCTCATACGCATCGTAAAAGAACAGGAACGACCTTCGTTGTCTGCCGCTATGGGAATGTCATCGCATCGCGTGGTTCGGTTCTGCTCAAGTGGGCGGAGGCACGGAAGACCGATGCTCCGTTACTCGTGACGGATCCTACTATGACACGCTTCTTCTTCACGTTGGACGAGGCCGTCGATCTGATAGATCTGGCGCTGGTGCAGGAATCTGGGGTAATCGTCTCCAAGGCGATGTCCTCGACCACGCTAGGGGAGTTAGCGGAGGTGATGGCTGGGCCAGCCGGGGTGCGTATCATCGGGCGTCGTCCAGGAGAAAAGGTTCATGAGGATCTGTTGTCGGAACTGGAAATGCCGCGCGTGATACGGCAAGAAGGATTCTTCTTCTACCGACCCTTGTCAACACCACATGAGACGACGGAACCTGCGTATACGTCCTTCACCGCTCGCCGATTGACGCCGGATGAACTGATGGAGTTGACGGAGCCATGGCGGTGACAGTCGGCATCTCTATCGTTTCGATGAATCGACCGCAGATCCTCCGTCAAACGATCTCGCGCCTGACCTGCAATCCACAGATCCCGCAGGATCGGATCGTGATCGTCGACAACGGGTCGACGGACCCTGAGACGCTGGCGCTGTTAGAGACGCAAGCGCGTGAGGGCTGGCACATCGTGCGCAATGCGACGAACTTGGGTCTCTCGCGTGCGGTCAATCAGGGCTTGGCTGAGTTCGCGGCTGATTCGGATTTACTCCTCCATATGGACGATGATGCCCTCGTGCATCCTGCGGAGACGGACGATTGGTTGGCGCGCATGGTGGATACTATGGTCAACTGTCCGGAGCTCGGGCTCCTCTTGCCGAATACGGAGAACTATACAGAGTTTATTCAGCACGATCGGTATCGGGAACTGCGGTGGGGGCTCGGGATGATGTGGGTGCTTCGACGAGATGTGTACACCATTGTAGGGGGCTACGATCAGCAACTCCTACATCAAAATGAATGTGATCTCGCCTTACGTGTGCGCATGGCGGGATATACAGTGGGGGCAATGAACGTTAAGGTCATGCATAACGATCCTGGTGGTCCACGATCTGATCTATCATTAGCGCGAGAGCATTTAGGCACAGTGCAGTTCAATGATAAGCATTGTGGGTACTTTCGCGGACGAGCGTGGTCATACGGCACAGTTCCAGTATACAGAATGCAACAGTGGCCGCCGGATCAGGAATGGTACCGAAGATTCTCGAAAGCTAATGCCATCGAATTGAATCCTGCGCCACCAGAGTATCGAGTAGAAAATGTGCAACCTGGTGAGCGTGTCATTGAAATTATTGAGGTGAGCGAGCAAGGGAAGATCGAAGGTAAGGCCCTGGCGCGCCGTATTTTCATTGCGGGGGCGTGGTATTTCTGTATCGTTGGGCTTACAAACGAATACGCGCACTGGGCACGTGGGACTGGATACCTCGATGACCGGGATCGTGCGATCGCCAAGTGGTTCGAGTTGACTGGTGAGAAGTACGAAGGGTACAAGTGGCCGTGTAATCTGCTTAAGCCGGCTGAATAAATGCGCTTAGGCTCGCATCATACCGAAGATTCTAAGGCTAAAATTGTAGCCGCTAATATTGGACGAGTTCCCAGTGCAGAAACACGCATGAAGATGTCGGCTGCTCACGCTGGGCAATGTCAGTTTAAGACTATTACTACTTGTGATCTTGAATGGACTGCTGGGTTTTTAGAGGGAGAAGGCACATTCGATTTTTCTAACGGTAGCCAAAATGTAGGAAAACTGGCTATAGCATGCGAGTAGGTGCGGTACAGGTACAGGCATGGCCCTTGTACAAACTAAAAGATATGTTTGGAGGCAGTATATCTTTTTATCCCTCTAAAACCGACGGCGGCAGGTTTATCTATGACGCTTTATTCACTTTTATCTCCTCAGCGCCGGGATCAGGTTTTGAAGAAGTTGACTCTCTGGAAATTGCGGCCTATGTCACATAAATTCCAAACGCATTGTTTCAATGGGCATTTATTATCTGGTGAAAATGTATCTGTGTATACGGGTATCAAGGGCAAGAGACGGACTTGCTTAACGTGTCAGAGAAAGTACCGCAAGGATAGGCAGTCAGATATGAATCGCCCAATTTGTAAAATGTCAGAATGCGGAATTCCGGTGTTCGTTAAAGATGTGTGTAAAAAACATTATCAGCGCTATAGGCGTTCGTTGGGAAAAAGGGCCTAGAAGAATGCACATTGTTGTTGATGGTAATGTGTACGAGCCAAATTCTTTCTGCGTTGTCAACCGCAATATTGTTTGCGCCATGCATCGTCTAGGCTATGACGTGCGCCTCGAGGCATGGGGACAGGGACGCGAGAAACCTCACCGCGAGTCGTTCATTGACCGCGATCTTCTGGACGAGCTTGCAGCGAAGCCAAAAGACTACGACAACGCGATCACGATCCGCCAAAGCTGGCCACGGTGCGAGCCGTACTACAGCCCTGCCTACAACTGGGATACCATCCAAGGGAAAATCAAAATAGGGCTCCTCCCATGGGAAAGCGAACATCTCCCGGCGACATGGCTGGACAATATACGGACGGTCGACGTCATCCTGACCATTTCCACGTTCTCTGCTGACCGTATAGAGCGGGAACTGTGCCGAGCGTCCGTTCCCACGCCAGTGTGGGGCGTCCCGTTAGGGGTGGATCGCCGGCTGTTCAATCCAGACCGCCCTCCGAGAGCCCTCGAAGGCGCCAGGGCCTTCCGATTCCTCCACATAGGCGTCGGGCAGCCCCGGAAGGGGTCGGATCTCGTGCGCCAAGCCTACCTGAACGAGTTCACGGACGCCGACGACGTGACTCTGGTGGTCAAGACAGGAGGATGGGATGACGCGTCCGCGTGGACGGAGCATCTCGAGGCCAATGCCCCGCACATCCTGGTCGTGCATGATGATAATATCCCGGAAGCGGAGATGGGCGGGTTCTACACGGCCTGCCATTGCCTGGTCCATCCGGCGCGCCTAGAAGGGTTTGGTATGACGATGTTGGAAGCGATGTCGTGCGGGATCCCGGTGATCTGTACGGAGCAGGGTGCGCACCGGGTCTTTGCCAACGCATCCAACTCGATATTGGTCCCGTGCGTGGAGGAACAGTTCGCGTACTTTCAGGACCTCGTGGGCATAGCCCATCGCGTGGATCGCGAGGCCTTGCGCCGTGCCATGCGGACGGCGATGCTGGATGCCTCGTGGCCTATGGTCACGCGAACGAATGTACATTTACTGCTTCCTGGTCTCATAACAGCGCAAACGTTCTCATGGGCACGCACGGCGGTACAGATCGTAGACCACATAGAACGGATGTTCGGGCCGCTGGATAAAATATCATGACAGATTCCGAAGCGATTCAACGATTCCGTGCGCTGTATAGCGGTGGTCTGGCACAAAAGCGCCGTGATGCCGGAGACCCGAGTGCCCTAGCACCATGGCAATCCACGTCGTGGATGGGGAAACCTGTGTCGAAGTGTCCCATGGATCTGTGGGTGTATCAGGAATTGCTGTATGAGACTCAGCCGGATGTGTTACTTGAATGTGGGACGAGTGGAGCAGGGTCGGCGTTCTTCTTTGCCTCGATCTTCGATTTCATCGGAAAGGGCCACGTGGTCACGGTCGACGTCGATGTGTATCTCCATCTCCGGCGAGAGCATCCGAGGATTACGTATCTAGTCGGCGATTGTCTCAGTGAGGAGATTATGTCTGTAATGCGAGAGTGCGCACGGGGGAAGGCGACCATGGTCTCGCTGGATTCTACGCATACCTACGTGCACGTGAAACAAGAACTGGCGGTCTATGCACCACTGGTGACGCCGGGGCAGTATTGTGTTGTCGAGGATATCGGGATATTTGACGAAGCGTCCGCCGAGCGCGGACCGCAGTTCACGCCAGCGATTCTTGCGGATCTCGACATCGGTGATCCGTACTGGGGGACGCTGGCGGTGGCAGAGTTTTGTCGCGAGCATCCTGAATTCGTGCAGGATGTGACGCGGGAGCGGCATCTCATGACGTCATTCGCGTGGCTTCGGAGGGATCGGTAATGAGCTATGGTCGTGCACCGACGGTGGATTTAGCTGTCACCGTGAACTTGACCGAAGAGAACGTGATCGACGCATTCCACGGCGTCTATTACTCCAGGCTCGACACGCTGCGATGGTTCGGGGTGCCCGTGCTCAAATCCCCTATTGATATGTGGATCTATCAGGAGATTCTGTGCCGAACACTGCCGGATGTGATCATTGAAACCGGCACGGCTTTCGGTGGCTCGGCGTATTTTATGGCAGCAGTTTGTCAGTTGATCGGGAAGGGACGCATTCTTTCTATTGACATTGATCCGACCACAGCGAATCTGATGGTGACCAGTCGACCCGTCCATCCCCGCGTGACGTATCTCACGGGCAGTTCAACGGACTCGGCGATACTTCGGCAGGTCAGAGAGCAGATCCAACCCAGCGAACGTGTGATGGTAATTCTGGATTCGGATCATCATGAGCCGCATGTGAGTGCGGAACTTGAAGCCTACGCTGGCTTGGTCTCGCCAGACTGCTACCTTATCGTGGAGGACACGAACCTGAACGGCCATCCCGTGGGGTCGGAGTTTGGGCCTGGTCCGTGGGAAGCTGTGGACAAATGGCTGCCGGAGCATCCGGAGTTTGTGCTCGACTCGGTCCTCGAGCAGCGCTACGTCGTCACGTTTAACCCGCGTGGGTATTTTCGGAGACTGGCATGATTGATTCGGCGGTGCGAGATCGGACGGCGTGCATGATGAGAGTGAGGAACGAAGAAAGATGGCTAAAAAGGTCACTTGAGCGGACTTACCAGGTGGCAAAGACCGTTGTGCTGTTTGACGACGGATCTGAAGACAGAACTATACGTGAGGCGCTTGAGACCGTCCTGCCGAGTACGGATGTCATTGATCGCCTGCTGGCTGCGCCAGATCCCATTGCTGTGGCGTACAACGATCGGTGCTTGTATGTAATCCGTTCTCCGTTTCGGTACAATGTAGTGCGGCCACGAGAGTCAGTCAATGAAATCGTGGATAAGGTGATACTCTGGCGGTTTGTTAAAGCGACCGTGGATTTTGACTACATACTCTGTCTTGATGGCGATGAAATTCTTACGCTGGCAGCCATTCGTAATTGGTCGTCGGCTATCGAACAGATGCGCTCGGGCATTGACATCTTGCACATTCCGTTCCTTTACGCTTGGGATGCAGAAGATCGACGTCGCGTGGACGGTATTTACGGGGACATCCCTGGTAGTTCGTTCGCGAAGTTGAATTTCCCGAGGCTCTTTACCATTCTTCGACTGAACGAACATTCTTTGTACAATTCTACCTTCCAGTGGCATGGCACACAATGGAGTCTTCACGGAGGCAGTGTGCCTCGCCAGAACTTTCGACCTCTCGGGGCTGAGCCGACGTCTGGGAATGCCCACCTTCCTGTTTTACACCTTGGATACGTGTCTGAAGAACTCCGGCAACGAAAGTTCATTTTTTATAATGCTCAGGATCCGGCCAACGACGCGGAAGGGCGGTACGAACATATTGTAGGAAGAAGTGATATTCATGCCCCTGGACCATTGGAATTTGTATCCTGGAGCGATACATGAACGCGAGAACACGCCGACCTATAATTATAAAAGACGGTATAGCGTATATAGATCTTGCCGGTAGAGACTGGGCACTTATTAACGAGGAAGATTTACCCTTAGTTAGTAATTGGCCGTGGCATAGGATTAGAGGAAAGTATACTTGGTACGCCGCAACAAATATTAGAGTGCCAAGTCGTCAACAAGAATACATGCACAGAATGATTCTTGGTACATCTGGGAACAAATATACCGACCATATAAATGGTAATGGGCTTGATAACAGACTGATCAATTTAAGGGAATGTACTAATGGTCAGAATATGCGCAACGCTGAAAAGAGAAAACGTGGCAAAGTTTTATCTAGTAAATATAAAGGAGTATGTTGGTCTAAGAAATCTTCTTTATGGAGAGCAACGATTAAGGAGATGGGCATTCAAAGACATATTGGACTTTTTAAGTCCGAGGTGGAAGCCGCTAGGGCTTATGATTCAGCAGCAATAAAAGCATTTGGCGAATTCGCAAGGCCAAACTTCGCATGATCTACGCCGTCATCCCGTCCAGAACTGACGCCTACCTCGACGCGCTCCTGTCCTCCATGGAAGTCTCCGAGCCAGGCATGCTCGGGTATGCCGTGATCGCTGATAATGGGCTAAGTCAAGAGTTCAAAGATCGCTGGAAGATGATGTGTACGTTCGAACCGACGCCACAACCATTCGTATTCGCACAAGCCATCAACCTCGCGGTGGCCAAGATTCCAAAGAGCGCGGACATCCTCATCCTGAACGATGATACGACTATGGTGAGTACGTTCTGGCGTCAGCGTGCTGAGCGCCTACTCCGATCCCCAGATCTCGAGCGCTACGGCATGATCTCGCTGGCCATCGACGGAGGCGTGGGGAACCCGGAGCAGAAGCGCGTGTTCTGGCAGACACCGGACGTGGTCGAGGCCACGAAGACGCTGTGCTTCGTTGCAGTGATAATCCGGCGCACGGCGTGGGACGCAGTAGGGCCGATGGATGAACGGTTTCACGCGTACGGCCACGATGACGACGACGCAGTGCGTCGCATGAAGTTAGGTGGTTGGAAATGTGGCGTGACTCAGCGTATCGTGGTAACGCACGGCGCTGATGGTAGGCCGCACAGCGCGTCATATCTTCGGTACCATAGCCAGGAAGAGGCCGATAGGCTCTTCCATGAAAACCAGAGGATCTACTTTAATAAGTGGGGAGGATCTCCTGGGTATGAAAGGTTAACGGTGCCCAATCCATGAACGCCGTGGCCATGGTCAACATCTGCTTTCGTCATGCGTATCCGGAACTCTACGACCGCGACTGTGTCGAAGAGCCTGCGATCCCAGCGGACCTGCGTCATGGCGCTGGTGTCGGTGATATTCCAGTGGGTGCGGAGATTCCGGATGCCGTGACACTGATAGGCGACACACTGTCGGAGGCCGAACGCCTGCGGGCGCAGCAGGCATCATGCTAATCCGGTGCC